TCGCCGCGCTCCAGCCGTCGATGCTCGACGGACGAGACGCAGATCTCGGACGGCGTGCTCAGCGCGATCACCGTCACCTCGCCGGGGCGAGCGAGCGCGACGTCGAGCAGACGTCCGGCCGAGTGCTGAGCCACGATTCCCTCGAACAGGACGTGCGAGTGCTCGGCCATCGTCGTCACCAGCTCGAAGATCTGCTCGATGCTTCCGATGGTGTCGCATCCTCCCGTCGGCGTCTCATACGAGCCGACGACGAACAGTGGTGGAAGACGCGGATTCGGACCAACCATCGACGATGTGCAGGCGTAGCCCAGGGGTCGCTGACGCTTCGGGATCATCATCGGTCGCTGACCGTCGTAGAGATCCCGCACGCGTCGCACCAGCGTCGACTTGCCTGAGCCGTGAGTGCCTCGGATGTTGATGATCATGCGTGATCCCTTGCTCTTCCACCTGCGAATTTCCAATGTGTGGCTCCACAAGCCATGTGTTCAGTAGACCCGCAGTTGCTGCATGAGTGAACTGATTTACGACGATTTTCCATCTGTTCCTCCCGAGTCGCCCATCGGCAGTTTTCTGGCTCGTAGTTTCCATCGTTGTCTGGGAAACGATCCAGCGTCTTTCCTTCCGGAGGATCTCCCATGTCGGCGTAGAAATTAATGAAATCACGCCAGCGTTCGCAGACTGCGATGCCTCTGCCTCCGTAGTTCTTGTACGAAACGGCAAGCGGATTCTGGCAACGCTGAATCATGGTCGCCCAGACTTGATAGATTCTGGTCCCTGCCATGCCGTGACGATATCTACCGTTGTGCGTGCCAGCGTGATTAGGAATCATACCGTGACTCTATAGATCTTTCGTTTTAGGAACGGACAGGAGCCTGTTCCTAGAAACTCTATCTTCTCTTGCGCGAACCCGGCTTCACCTAACCATCCCCGAGCCTCGGCCTCGGTAGCTCCCCCACGACGCACGTTGCACTCATAAAAGAGTACGCCGGAGTCTGGAGACATCAGTGATTTCAAGAGTTGATAGTAGTTCGGTCTGCAGTCTAAGTAATTGTCAACCGCTGTGGACCAGACGTAGTCGTACGTCGGCGTCCTCCAAGTATTCGGCGTCGCGTCGAGATGATTCAGGTCGGCCTGAAAGAATCGGGACGACCCGATCCTCCACCTGGGCGACGCGGCGATGCGATTGCAGAGATCGACCCGATCCTGTCGGTACTCGACGCCGACCGTCGTCGCTCCACGACGCGCGGCCTCGAGCGCGCATGCCCCGACGTTGGCGCCGACGTCGATCCACGTCTTGCCCCACAGATCCTCGGGAACGCCGAAGTCCGCGAATCGCTGTCTAGTGTCGCGGACGGCGACCATGTCGTCCAGTCCGGAAAGCGTCATCGTTCCGTAGATGCCGTTGTATCGGGCTCCAGGGGCGAGCTTCTTGCCGCCTCCCGAGAGCCACTCGATGGACGCGCGAATTTCTGCCAACTCAGTATCTTGATTCATGTTACTGTCCCTCCGACGGTGGAATCCCGAGGAATGCGCGAATGTTCGCGTACGTCCTCGACTGCTGCTCGTACGTCTCGTTCGGCCACGACTGAACGCGAAACTCCCGAAGCATGTTCGCGTATTTCGTCGCCCGACCTTTGTAGAACGAGTTCGCGCGGTCGTCGCCTCGCGCTCGGCGACGCTCACCCAGAGCCGTCTGCGAGACTGTGAGATGGAGAATCCAGAGATGCGCGTGTTGGTTGACATCCGGCACTCGGTCGCCGTGTCGCTGCGCGGCGTGACCAGTCATTTCACGCGAGTCGCCCAGGAGTCTGAAGTGCTGCGTGAACGACTGCAGATGTCGCAGGAACTTCGCGTTGCTCAGCTTGTCGCCCTCGACGAGCACGGAGTACGGAGTGTCTCGCACGAAGATCTCGACGTTCGGCTGACAGTTCTGCGCGAGACGGTCGAGTCCGGGATACGGATTCTGCTCCTCGTCGTAGCGACCCAGCAGGAAGATCTTGTGCTCGTCGTTGAAGTGACCGCGCACGAGCGGTCCCGGCTCGCACGCGATCCACTTTCCGATTCCGCCGGTGTCGGCGATGAGGCGGCGAACGAGAGTGGACTTGCCGGCTCCCGGCTCGCCGAAGATGTGAAGAATCTGCTTGGTCACGTTGACTCCGGTATCTGCGACAGACAGTGCTCGAGAATCTCTATGACCCGCAGATGCATCACGTAGTCGTTGTGAGCAGTGGCGACTCCGTTGGTTCCGCGATAGAAGTGTGGATCCGGCACCCTGTCTAACCCGAGATCCGGACAGAGCGTGGTGATCCGCACGAACTTCGGGTTCTGGCCGAACTGGCGAATCAGGCGAATCTGGTTCCCGTTGTCCATGTAGTAGACGACGTCCGCCCAGTGGACCAGCTCGCTCGAGATCTTGCGCGAGACCAGGCTCGTCTGCTCGTATCCGGAGATCCTGAGAGCCTCTCTCATGCGTCGCGCCGTGATCGCTCCGTCCCTGGCGAATCCGCACGAGGCGACCTCAATCTCGGGACGCGTCTGGCGAAGAATGATCTCCGCAGCGGCCGAGCGATTGATGTTTCCGTGGCAGACGAAGAGGACTTTCACGCCGCACCCCCAGCCACCACGCCGCGTACCCGTGGCGTGCGCTGTAAGGCCTCTGGCTTGCCCGAGGCTGCGTTAAACCGGGTGGGGTGCAGTGTGGTGGCACCCCCAGCCGCGCACTTACCAGGCGCCACCTAGCGCCTCCCAGTTGGGTAGTCAGGACACCACCTGTGATGCTTCGGCTTGTAACGTTTCGGCCTAGTTACGAGACAATATCGACACTGACTTAGATCAACTTCTTTGTCGCTAGACAACTCAGCCAATAGGTGGCCTAGATCTTCCTTCGCGGATTCTATCCACTTGATGATCGACTCGTCCAATACGAACCACTCACCGTGTGTTCGGAACTTCTTCCACTTATCATGGAAATACTGCTCCAGCGCTCTTGGGGCTTCAACCGCAAACAGCAGAACAAGAGCGTCAGTTGTCGGCTGTGAGTTCGCTAATTCCCTGAATCGGTTTGGAAGACTCGTTGTCTGTCCGATTTTCACATGCGACATGGTCTTGGTCGCGATGAAATAAACTGAAACTACGATCACGAGATCGTCCCTCGCCGCGACAGTTCCTTGTGAAAATGCTTAAAGAGATCAATCGCAGCCTGATCCGAGCACTCGGCGAGAATTGCGACCGCCGCGAGCGCTCGGGCCACGGCGGCGACTGCACACGGCGGACGGACGTTGTCGGTGGCGACGGTCGCGACGATCGCGTCGGCGATCGGCAGACAGTCGATGAGGTCCTGCTCGCTCATCTTCGTCGCCATGACTACCTCCCTCCGTACAGATTCAGAAGATCCACGACCTTCTGCGCCTCGGTCGCACTGTCCATGATGCCGATGAAGATCTCATCGCGGTATATCGTGCGCCTCAGCTTCGCGCCGACGCGATAACGAAGGATGAATTTCTTCTTTCCAGCAATAACGCGTCTCGGCATGTCGTGACTCCTCATTGATCACCTCGTGAAGTCCGTGGATCTTTCCGTAGACCTCGTCCTCGCGCCTCAGCCTCTCGCGATCCTCGGCGAGTCGCTCCTCGTGCTTCCGGATCTCCTCGCGATTCGCGTCCTCTCGCCCGAGGCGAGCGAGATCGTTCTCCGGACCCGGACCGAAGCTTTTCTTCAGCGCGACCGTGTTCGGTCGTCCGCGACAGACCGCGCGATCGTGATTGCATCCGGCGCACGGATCGCGACCCATGAGAATCTCCGCCCAGATCAGAACGCCCGCGAGATCCTCGTGGAGGACACACGTCGAGGGAACGTATCCCTGCTTGATCATCAGCGACTTGTTCACTTCGCGTCCCGCGTCACGTTGTCCACGGTCGGCCGGAAGTTTCGCTTCGGCTTCCGTCCCTCGGCGACGCGCGAGTACTTGTCGAACTCGCAGAGCTGAAACTGGATGTCCGTCAACGCCAATTCGACTATCGGTTCGGCGCCGACGACACTCTGGTCGAACAGATCGTGTCGCCAGTGATCGGCGCAGACAGCGTAGATCTCCCTGATGATTCCGATGGCCTCGTCCGGCGTCACGTTCTCGATCGCTCCGTAGGCGACGCGCGAGGCGCCGCGCTTGCCTCCGGGACCGACCGGCGTCCAGTAGAGCCAGTCGTTCGGCTCCCACTCGGTCGCCAGGATGTAGTCCAGCAGAATCTCCTTCGCCATGAACGGACCGACGCCCCAGATCTCGCACAGGCGATCGCACATGAGCTTCCAGCTCCCGAAGCTCAGTACCTCCGGAAGCGCGTCCCACAGCTCTCCCATGATCTGGCAGACGATCGTATGCTTCGGGAGCGTGCTTCCGCAGTTCGGGACGATGTACGCGCTCGTGAAGACCGTCTCGCCCAGGAGCATGCGGTCGTCCGCGAGCTGCTGAATCCGCGACGACTGCTCCTCGGTCCACTCCTGGACCCATCCGATCGCCGTCGCCATCTCGACGGTGCCGAAGTAACGATACAGAGCGCAGTTGAGCATGAGTGCTCGCATCGTCTCCGGCGATCGCTCGGCGTGAATCCACAAATGCGCGCGGTACAACGGAAGCAGGCCAACGGTCGTCCGATCGTGCTCCCGCTTCACGTTCGTGAAGCTATACGTCCTCATGATTGGGTCGGTCGTCCACTGATCCCTGGGCAGACCGGCGCGACGTCGCAGCCTGATGGTCTCCCGCTCGCGCATGAACGCGTAGAATTCGTTGAGAAGTTTCACGATTGCCTCCAGAATCCATTTGGTCGTCGGTTGTTCTGCTGCTCGACTGGCGTCGCCCATCGACAGTTCCACGGCAGATAGTCGCCAAATTCATCAGGATAGCGATCTATAGAGGTTCCTTCAGGTCGTTCACCCATATCCTTAAGGAACTTAAGAAATTCGGCTCGCCACGGTTCATACACACCTATGGTCAAATATCTGGGATGCTTTCCAGCACGACGAAGCATACTGTTCCAACTATTCCACGTCGGTGTTCCAGTCATTCCATGAATGAACTGCGGTTTCTTGATTGGAAGATATTGATCTCCAGTATGCAGACACTTCCCACATGAAGCGCTGACTCCAATCATTAAATTCTTTCTGTTAACAAAGGCTTCAGTACCGCAGTCACAACGTACGTCCCAAAATAGATCACGCCCGTTTTCTGGAAGAGACTGAAGAGTCCATTCACCAAATCTGGTTCCAATTACAAGGCACGCGAGATCAACACATCTACGACGATTATGTCCTATTTCACCGCATGAGGAGCATCTGTTGCTATCGCCACTCAAGGAATCACCACAGTTAGTTTTTCAGAAGCACGAGTAATAGCTGTATAGATCCAACGCCGACCAACTTCAGAACCAAAAGCAGCGCTTTCATCAAAAACCAGAACATCTTTCCACTGCGAACCTTGCGATTTATGGACGGTGAGGGCATACGCATAGTCCATCTCAGCGAGATCGCGACGACGCGGACCCATGTCCGTCAGGTCACGAATCGCGTCGTCGCCGCCGATGAGATGATGAAGCCAGGAGCACACGGACAGCTCGCGACCGTCCTCGTCCACGAGCCTCAGCTCGGCGGTCCTGGAGCCGGGATCGCAGTCCGCGGCGAGGACGACGAATTGAGCACCGTTGAAGAGACCCAGCTCGCGGTCGTTGCGAAGACAGACGAGCCGATCCCCGGGCACCGGCATGGGGTCCGTGCGACCGAGCATCTCTCTGTGACGGCGATTCGCCGTCCGGCGGGTCGCGTTGCGACCCACGAGAACCTGGTCTGCCGCGAGGACGCACATCTGCAGGTCCTGGATGTCCCAGTCGCCGCGTCGCCTGACGACGACGTCGGCCTGTCCGGAGTCCTCCCACTCTCTCACCTGAGGGTCGCGTCCCCGGTCCGCCCAGGTGCGAATGCTCTTGCCCTCGCGAATTTCGGTGGCGAGCCTGAGAATTCCGGACTCGCGCGCGTGACGATGAATCTCAGACAAATGAAAATCTGGATCTCGATTCGTAAAGTATCCTCCCGCGCCGACCGGAGGAAGCTGAGCGGGATCACCGAGCACCAGAATCTTCTTCCCGAAGCTCTCCAGGTCGCGACCGAGATACTGGTCGATCATCGAGCACTCGTCGATGACAATGCCGTCGATGTTCGGATCCGCCAGCGGACTGTTCGCCCAGAGCTGGAAGCGAGGTTGATTATCCGCCGATACCTTGGCGAGCTGAGCGCGACGCGTCTTTAGCTCCTCGGCGTCCTTCGGGGAGAGAAGAACTACGTTCCGCTCGACGAGCCCGTGATGAAGTGAGCGCTCCTTGCGCTCCAGCTGCTCGATTCGCTGTGTGAGTAGAGCAATCTCGCTCGACTTCGACTCGCCGGCCGGCCGGTAGATCAAACTGTGAATTGTCGTCGCGTCCGCGCATCCCTTCTGGCGCATAACGTGGCTCGCCTTGCCAGTGTAGCTCGCGTATCTCCACCTTAACGGATCAGCGAGATACTTTGCGAGCGTTGATTTTCCAGTACCAGCAAAGCCACTAAGGAAAAAAGTTTGACTAGAAGACTTCATCCAATCAGCGACCAGAACCAGAGCTTGATCCTGTTGAGGACTCCAGTTCAAGACGTCACCATTCGCTTCTTCGAAGCCTCACCGATCTTCAACTTCGTTTCCACTGAGTGTCGCCGACCGGTAGAAGCAATCGCGATCTTAGCTCTATGCTCTGGAGAAAGCTTCTTGCCCATCGCGGCGACGCTCATTCGATCGCGAGTTTCATCCGAATGCTTGTGACCAGTAAGATGAGTGTTGCCGATTCCGGCGGCACCGATCCTTGCCTTAGTTTCTTCAGAAAGCTTGCGATTGCTCGCGGCTTGGCTGAGTTTGGCTCGAGTTTCTTCGGATGGATTCAGTAGTCCATCGCCGCCGTCTGTGAGATTCGTCAGTGGCCATCCGCAAGCGCGGCCGTACGCGATCCACCAGATTTCTTTTTCACGCAACTCATGTTCTTCGCACTCTTCAAGAACACAGATTTCATAGTCGAATCCCGCATTCGCAAGCTCCTGAATCCAGTTCGTCTTATGCGTCGCTTGTCTATTCCACAGTGGATTCAGACAGGCACGGTGCTGGCGAGGACGCTTATCACTAATAGCGAGACCAATGTATCGCACTAGTGAAGTTCTTGGATCTACCAGATCGTACCAGTCGTCGTCTTGGCAGTACTCGGCGTCTAGATAATCCCGAATCAGGTCTGCCTGCTCATGCTCGCCCCACTGACGAAGTATCACGTATCGAATGAATAACTGCGTCAATCTCATATCATGGTTTGATAATTCTAGCTTCATCCCGTCGCTCCCCTCGCGAACGTGCACATCAGCGTCGCCATGCTCGCGCAGTCGCAGCACGTGCGCGCAGGTACGTGAGAATTCGGGATGATGAACGCGTGTCCGTACACCGGTGACTCGTAGCGAAGCTTCACCGGAATGCCGTCGACGCAGACCAGCTCGTCCGGCTCGCTCGTGACAACGACGCCCTGAGGAAGCTTCCCGAAGAAGAATTCCCTCAGGATGTAGTTCGCGCCCGAGACGTCCACGATGAGCGTGTGACCGACGTGAGGATCCACGCCGGACGCCTGCTGAAAGCGCTCGAGAACTTCTCGTATGGAGGAAAGCGTGCTCATAGCCTTTCGGTGATCCTCCCTGGAGTTGAACCAGGATTCAGGTGCGTCCTGCATCGCCGCGAGCGGCGACACTCCGCTTCTGCTCTTGCCAGTTAGAGGAGAGGATCCGTTGCTCCGGAACTCCCGGAGCGAGAAACTCAGAACAGAGGCTTGCCGTCCTTCACAAAGTCGTCGCCCTCATCGTCTCCTCCGCCGTCGTTCTGCTTGGAGAAGTCGACCTTCGCCATGTCGCTGTCGACCAGAAGATTGCACGCCTTCGCCATCAGGAAGCGCTCGTCGTCCTGCGCGAGGAGACTCTGCAGGAGACCGCGCGGATCGCCGGAGCCGATCTGCGGAATGTAGAACTGCTTATTCTCCTTGTTGTGCGTCAGCATCGACGTGATCTTCGTCAGGTTCGCGTAGAGCGGAATCTTCCCGCCGTTCGCGCCGTTGAATCCGCGAAGCCGAGTCATCCAGGCTCGATACGGCTTGATCTTCGTGGACCAGAACGGCAGGAGCGCCATGGACTCCGGACGACCGTCGTCGCCGCAGATGACGCCGTAGACGTAGAACGTCTCGACGAGGTTGTTCCCCTCATCCGTCTTGAACTTGCCGAACTTCACCGACTCCTTGATCGCCTTCGCGACGATCGTGGATTCGACCTCGTGCTGACCGCGATACCCTCCGCCGCCTCCGCCCTCATTGCGCGGAACCCACTCGGCGTAGACGTGGCGGGTCGTGGCCGGGAGGAAGAGGAAGCCCTTCTCGCGATCCCAGACCTGCTCGGTCACCGTGTTGTAGAACTGACCGGCCTTCGCCTTCTCCGCCACGACGATCGGGCTGAGAGCTTGAAGCAGGTTGATGATCGGGATGCTCGAGTCCGCCTTGGACTGATGCTCGTATCCCTTGCCGGCGTCGTCGCCGTAGTCGTGGACGACCATCGCTCCGCCGGTCTGCGGAGGTGTAGTCGCGACCTTCGTCTCTTCCTCAGTCTTCGCTTTTGCCATCTTGAGTTTCCTTCGCTTCTTCTTCTTCGGTTTTCTTGGTTCCCTGGGCGGAATGCCCAGGGTGAGTGACGTTGCAGTGATTCGCCGTGTGAGTGAGCGAGTCGCAGATAGAACAGCGCCGTGGTCGCTGATTCGCTCTCTGCTCGACACGCGTTGCCCATCGGCAGTTCGTCGGCTCGTAGCCGAGGTCGTTGTTGTTTCGTTCGATAGTGAGACCTTCTGGTCGATCTCCCATATCTCTGTAGAAATTCTCAAATAAGAGCCAGCGTTCGCAAACCGTGAGATGTGAGTATTCCTCGAAATTCCGTATGCGATGCCACATTGCGGTCCAAGAGCGGTATGCTCCTGAACTCAGAAGAGAATGTCCGTGCTTAAAGTTCTTAGCGGCGACCATCTCGCTACGAAGACATCCGCAGCTCTTGGTCTTTCCACTGAGCAAATTCGATGTCGCAACTTCCGTGATTTCTCCGCAGTCACAGAAGCAGAACCACGTTCGTGTCCCTGCTCGGCCTAAGACGAGTAGTCGACCAAACTGCTGTTCCGCGATGTGAACTGGAGTATTCATTTTCGTCGCTTAATCTTCGCCATTCGTTGAATCACGGCCCCGAACGCCTCCATCGGCACCGGACGTCCCTCCTTGATCTCGGTCCGGAGGAACGAAAGCAGAGTCTGATGATGGATGTTCCACTCCTGCGTGACGACACCATGCTCCGAGACGCCCATCTTCTCGAGCGCGAGCACGAGCTGATCGGCCCACTCCGTGGAGTCCCGCCCGTACTGAACGGTGATCTCCCGTTTGATGATGCCGTCGTTACCTGACTGACGAAGCCACGCGAACGCCTGAGCCTGTCGTCCCTCGTCCTTGGGGAAGCTCGCGCGGAGATCCTCCTTCAGCTCGACCTCGGCGCCTCCGGCTGTCCGCATGAGAGTCACGCCCAGCTCGCTCATCATCTCCGGGACGAGACTCTCGGAGTAGACGCGAAGCTCCTTCTGCGTCTTCTCCAAGTCGGCCTCGAGATCCAGCTTCTTCAGCTCGAGTACGGACATCTGGAGGACGAGCGCCTGGAGACGCCTCATGCCGTCCTCGCGGGGAGCGACCTCCTCGTCGTAGCGAGGAACCATTCGCTTCATGACCTCGGTGTGAACGCGAGCTTCCTGCTGAGACTCACTGATTGACGAAACGAGACGACCATTCTCGTCGCGAGGCAGAGGCCCGACGCCGACCGGACTAGGAGCGAAGTCAAACGGCTTCACAGCCTCGCGCGCATCAGCGACCGACTTCAGCGTCGTACGCTCCTGCAGAGCGCGGTCGAAGCCCTTCTTCTCCTCGACCTGGAGCACTCCGCCGCCCATCAGCGACTTGAGCAGACCCTGCCACTCGTCGCCGCCCATGCTCATGAACGCCGTGTACGCGTCGTCAGCGTTGTTGCGAGGATCGGAACGGCGAGCCGGCTGATCGTCAAGCGCTCCGTCGCCGTATCCGACGCCGTCGCTCTCCTCACCGTTGTGCGGATCGCTCACAGTCTTCCCTCCATCTCTTCCCGACGAATCATGTCAACCAGTTCTAAGAAGTCGTCCTCCGCGATGCAGGCTCGCTCCTCAGGTGTCAGCGCACCGTAATCGAACTTGATGTCCGTCCACGAAGACTTGAGCAGTTTCAGGACAGGCAGAATGAGATGCTTCTTCATCACAGACGTCTCCTTTTCTCGTTGCTCGCCGTCAAACGAACGCGAGTGGCAGTCAAATTACCATAGGTTGGGCCACGTTGCAAGCTCGCGAACCGGAAATCTTCAGCGCGGCTTTTGGATCTCCATCGCGTAGCTGATCATCGGGAGCAGAGCCTCGACGATCACGTACTCGCGTCGTCGTCCGTCCCACTGAAGCACTCGCACTCGTCCGCCGTTCGCCCAGGAGGCGATCGCGACGGCGAAGCCGATGAGACACGGATTGCCGATGAGAAGCAGAGCGTCGTCGTCGCGGAAGTCGATCAGCTTCTCCTTCAGCTGCGATATCACGTGCTCCGACTGGAATGGTCGCGCCGTCGGGCTGAGCAGATAGCTCAGCGTTCCGTACTTCTCGGCACTGCTGAAGTCGAATTTAGGTTCCAAATTTCCCGAACGATCATTCAATCTATGCTGGTTTTGAATGATGAACACGCGTGCCATCACGTAGCTCCATAGAGCGGACAGTTTGGATTACTGCGAACGTGATCAACAGATCCGCAATTCGTGCAGCATCGTGCTCGCTGATGCGTTCTCTGTTCTTTCATCGTCGCCCATCGAATATTTCCTGGTTCATAGTTTCCGTCGTTCTCCTTGCGATCCAGTGTGTACCCATCACCAGGACAGTCTCCGATTTCACGCAACACGTCCTCCAAGAAATTCTCAAAGATCTTCCATCGCTCACACACGACAATACCTCGACCCGCGTAGTATGGATTGTTCACGCTCAGGGATCGTCCAGATCGGCACATCATCGCGTTCCATCGAGCGTAGACAAGTGTTCCAACCCATCCATGCTTCAGCGCTGGTTTGTGTGTAGAAGCGTATTCAGTCATCCTCGCGGAGGAAATCGCGCTACCGACGCATCCGCAACTCTTCGTTCCTGGATTGGATCTCGTCACGTTCTTCGCGTTGATGGATTTTACGTTCCCACAGTCGCACTGGAAGAACCAGTGAGTCCCTTGATCGTGAGACAACGCGACGAGCAGATTGTATCGTCGTCCAGTGATATCAACCATACGTCACCTCCCATTGATCGAGCCACACGGACATCGCGTTCCACCAGTGATCGCGCGCGTCCTTGTCCGCGAGCACCGCGGCGAGAGCGCAGACGTTGAAGAGACACCAGCCGAGCGACTGACACCAGTCCGGCTCCTGCTCGAATTGTTTCGGCTTCTTGCTATAGACCCTGGAGTTCGTGGTCTCGCTGACGATCACTCGTCGCGTCGTGTGGAATCTCTGCGTCTGCAGATCGAACGAGCGATGCGCGTCCAGCTCGGCGGAACTCTCTGGCGATCTCGCCGACGGACGAGGGAAGCCGAACCAGACGTCTGGAGTGCTCCACGAATTCTTCCTTGGATCAAGCAGACCTCGGCTGGAGATCGCGAGTCGACAGTTGTCGCAGTAGAGTGACTCGACTCGATCCGGCAGCAGACTGTCCGAGCGAACGCCCGTGACCCTCAGTTCGTGTGAGACCGATCGTCCTCCCTTGGGAGCGAAGTAGCCGATCGGATCCGTGGGAAACGTCGGAACGATGAAGCCGTGATACCACCGATAGTCGGGATTCTGGTACTGCTGAGTCCACGCGTGAATCGCGCACCTGCACGACGGATGTGGATTCGCTCGCGGATCGTACTCGCAGACTCCGCGGTCGATGCCGTAGAACGACTCTTTCCTCGATCCGTTCGGCGTGTCGGCAGTGTTGTTCGGAAACAGACCCTTCTCGTGCTCCTTGCGCATCCGCTTGTCCTCCTTCGTCTCCCATCTCTTCGGCGGACGCTGACTCTTCTCAAGCTCCTTCCTCCTCCGCTCCATCTCCTTCTGCACCTGGCGATCGGCGGGCGACCTACTCATCGTCGTCCATCCTCTCGTACGGCAGGATCCAGTCCCGGAATCTGTCGCCGGTCACCGACGCAGCTATCTCGAACTTCGACTTCAGGTTCTCGATGAGCTTGACGTCCACCGTTCCCTCGGCCGCGATGTCGATGATGTTGACGCTGACGTCCTGTCCGATGCGATGCGAGCGATCCTCCGACTGAAGACGCTTCTCGAGCGACGACGAGTTCGTGTAGTAGATGCTCGTCTTCGCTATCGTGAGCGTCACGCCCTGAGACATCGCGTAGAGGTTGACGACCAGGACTCGTCCCGGATCCTCCGGATCCCTGAAGCGATCGAGGATCAGCTCGCGATCCACCTGGGCGACGGAGCCGTCGTACCGGAGAGCGATCGGCGTCTCTCCCACCGTGTTGAGCATGGCGCAGATCATCTCCACGTCGCGCGTGAAGCGACACCAGACGATGACCTTGTGAGCCGGCAGAGCTTCGTCCAGAAGTCCCTGAAGAAGCAGAAGCCTCGGGTTCTCCTTCGGCGAGACGACGTCGTGTATCACGCTTCGCGTCACGCGAATCTGCTGCTGAGCCGCAAGTTCCTCGTTGATCTTCGCGACGAGATCCGGCGTCGCGTCGTCGCCCAGGGTTCGCTGGGCGAACTCCGACGCTCGCTTGATCTCGAACTGAGCGCGAGCATAGATCTGAGCGTATCCGTCCGGAGTCGCCCGAGCCTCGCCGAACGCCGAGTGACTCTCCTCCAGCGCGTCGCCGAGAATCTCTCTAGCGTCAGAGTAGTCATCAGACGAGTCGCCGGACGACGTCAGCAGTCCCGTTCCAAGCTCGGGCACGCCCAGATCCTCCGCGCTCGACGACACGGTCTCCTGCGCGGACACGAAGCCCGAGCAGATCTGCTGGAGACGCATGAGGCGCGTGATCGCCAGACTCGCCTCGACGGTGACTCCGTCGTCCAGCTCCGCCTCGAAGCTTCGCCGCAGACTCTCGTACGCCTTCCGCTGAGCCGGCAGAAGCCTGAACGTTCGGGTTGTGTAGATCTTCGGCGGAAGCTTGACGGAGCTGTCCTCCTTCAGCAAACGAGTGGACACCGTGCTGATCGCCAGGTTCAACTTGTCCAGGTTTCGGTAGCCGACGCATCGGTTGAACACCTGACGACCCATCCGCTCCGTCCGGAACTGGCCGAACTGATTCTTGAACGACTCCCGGTTCCGCATGCCGATATTCCGCCAGTGATCCGGCGACACGAACTCGATCTGCGAGTGAACGTCGAACGGCGACTGAGCGACCGGCGTTCCCGTCCCGATCCATCTGTAGTGACAAATCGCGCCGATCTTCTTGACGATCTTCGACGTCTCGGTCTTCGGGTTCTTGATCGCCGTGCTCTCGTCGACCATCATCATGGTCCGGTAGATCGTGCAGAACTGACGACAGAACTCGGCTCCCAGCGTCGTGAGAAGACTCGGGTAGCTGATGACGACCACGCGAAGTCTTCCCTGCCAGTTGTCCGGGTCAAGCATGATCAGCGACTTGACGTTCGCTCGCTCGCTGCGCGATCCCTTCGTGTGATAGGCCATCCCCGCCATGGGAACCGCCAGATGCGGAGGAATCTCCTGTGTGAGCCAGTTCCTGTAGACGGACTTCGGGGCGACGACGAGGAGAGCATCGATCCGCTTCTGGAGAAAGAGATGAGACGCGACGTCCAAAACTATCTTTGTTTTCCCGAGGCCCATCTCGAGGAAAAGAGAATGACCAGGTTGATCGTCACGATGCTCAAGATAAATATCCCGCTGATGCGGAAACTGCGGAGTCTTAATTGCTGGATCACCGTCAATCATTCGCGCCACCTCGCGTTCTTCACGACCTTGTAGACGTAGTGATACGTTAAGTCTACCCGCGCTGCGATCGACTTGTACGACTCACCATGCTCGTGCCGACCACGAATCTCCTGAATTAGATCGTTGGTTCCAAACTGATTGTACTTTGGTCTACGGTTCTGCGCCTGCTCGAGCGGCGTCGCCCAGACGACGTTTCCCGGCTCGTAGTTTCCATCGTTGTCCTCGCGCTCGAGCTGCATTCCCTCAGGAGGCGCTCCCATGTCCTCCCAGTAGAGCGGAAATGACTTCCACCGTTCGCAGACCGTGATTCCGCGTCCGCCGTAGTTAGGATAATCAGGATCCTTTTCGTTGAAGCACCTATTGATCACATTCTTCCATCGCCAATATCCCGGATAGTGAGACATACCGTGAGTTGTGCTGGACGCTGTGATCATCTCACGTCGCAGACATCCGCACGACTTCGTGTGACCACTACGAACGTACTCGCTCCTAGTGATTATCATTCCCCCACATTCGCACTCAAAAGCCCAGAGCGATTTTTCGACATGCTCTATGGTCCTAAGACGCCCGAATGTCTGGCCTGATATGTCGATGCGAGCGCTCACGGCGTCACCTGGGCGAACCGCTTCACCGTAGTCTGACGAGCGCCGAGCGAGACCACGACGTCTCCGTGGAACTCGTTCGCTCTCCTGACGTAGACTTCGCCGGTCTTCATCGACATGTAGACGACGTACTGCGATCTGTCGCTGTCGTTCGTCGCGTCGGTGGCCGACCAGACGACCCTGTATCTCTCTCTGGATCGAAAGTGCTCGTAGATCATGATTTCTTGTTCTCCATTTCTTGCTCCATCGTTCTCAGCTTCAGCAACGCGTCGCACGACTCCTTCGTGCAGACGCACTGATCTCTTCGGCCGCATCCGTATCCCGGAAGCATCGTGCAGGGACGGACGCCGTTCGCCCAGAACCAGAGGTCCGGATCGTCGTCGCGACGTCCGTTCCGCCAGAGCGTCTCCGTGCTGTTCGTCATCAAAGTTTTCCCGCGTCCGTACCTCACGGTTCCGCGAATGTGCAAAGCGATCAGCCACGAGTCCGGGACGCGATAGAAGTCCTCGCTGAGGCTCGACTTAGCCACGAGGATACCTCAGACCGCGAGGACCTCGTCGCTTGTCGTCCTTGCGAAGTTGATCCAGGAGCCACTCCAGCATCGCTTGCTTCGCGGGAGAGTCCACGCTTCTCTGATCCGCGAGAGTCTTGATCAGTGGAAGCATCTGCGCGATGCCCTGACGAGCCAGCGGACTCACGAGAAGATCTCCGGATTGCGCACTCCGTCATCCTCGATGGTCTCGGGCCACTCGTAGTCCAGTCTTCCGCGCTGAGCCGCGAACGCGCTTCGGCACTTCTCCAGATCCTGAAACACGAACATCCACGGACGAGAGCCGTCAGGCAGCGGAGACATCTGCTTGTCCGTCGTGCCGGGAAGCGCTCGCTTGAGCCACTTGGTGAACTGACGAGAGCTCATCGGTCTCCCGACGTTGAGCGAAGTCATGGCGCCGAGGTACTCCTGATACAGAATCTCCTTGATCACCGGCCCTGTCCACGAGATCCGAGCGGTTCGCGCTCTCATTGACGAGTCAAAGCTCGACGACAACCAGCTGCCGGCCTCCAGACGCGACCAGAGCCAGTCGTCCTCGCGCGACAGGTTGTGATCCTGCTGCTCGCGCAGCTCCGCGGTCGTCGGGATCTTGAAGACGTCGAAGCCCGTCAGGTCGATGCTGAGCAGATGGTGAAGCAGATTCTCCAGACCACCGGACTTCATGCTCTGAGCTAGTTGACCGAAGTACTCCGTCGACTGCCTGACCGACTCCCCGACTCGCAGCACGAGGAACCGACGCTCGTGATCTCCAGCGGGAATCACCTTCTCGTTGTTCGAGGTCATGATCAGGTGGACGTAGTTCCGCATCTGACTGACGTCCACGCCCTTTCGCTCGACAGCGAGCGCCTCGCCGGTGATCAGCTCCTTGAGCACGGACTCGTGTCGCTTGTCGCGGATGTCGAAGGCCTCCTCGGCAAGGAGCAGAACTATCGCCGACAAGTGAGAGTTGAACCGTCCGGTGATTAGCCTGTCGTCGCTCGCCACAAACGCGTGCTGTCCAATCCCGAAGATCTTCGCGAACTGATTGGCGAAGAAGCTCTTGCCCGTTCCGCGCGAGCCCAGGAGGACCACGGCGACGCCCGACTGAGTGTTAGGGTGCTGAACCACGCGAGCCATCCACTTGACGAGATACTCGTATCGCTCCTGGTTTCCGCAACAAATATTCACGAAGACGTGGTCGAGATATCCGCGATGCAGATCTCCGAGACGCGGCTCGACGGCGAATCCCTGCCACAGATTCAGGTCGCCTGGTGTGTCGACTCCAGGCTCGAACACGACGTGCTCGTACTGACGACGCATTCGCTGATCCAGCCACCACGAGCCGACGCCGAGGATGACGTCCTTGTCCGGCTTGAGCGGATGCTTCCAGACCTTCTTCTCGTTGTCGCGACCCATGGCGAACTCGCGCGGTCGCTGAAACCGAAACTTCCTGGGATTGTCGCGATCCGTGATCATCACCATGCAGTGACCGCCGTAGTCCTCGATTACGGCGTAGCGATCGTTCATCTCGAGAAGCTTCGGGTCGAAAGCTTTCTCCTTCGCTCGCTGAATCTGTCGAAGCGCGTACGCGCTTACGCGCGAGCCCTTGTCCAGAACGGACTCGCTGATGCGATAGCGGGAGTCCGTGATGATTCCCAGAATCACGCGGTCCGGCACTCCGCAGCGGATCAGCTCGCAGCAGACGAAGTGCAGAGCGCTCGAGCGATCGCCGTTCCACGCCTTGTCCGGGTCGTGGCCCTGACTGATGATGATCTTCACTCGCTCCGGGACGTCTCCGCCCTTTCCGGACAAAGAGTCGATGGACTCGGTCCGCTCGACGTCGGTGCTGACTCGCGAGGACGACGTCGTCTGATTCCTCGGCGACAGAGGAGAGCACGCGAACGTAACGAAGTCATAGGTCGTTGGCTCGAGCCAGATGATGGAAGACTCGCTGGGGACTCGTCCCCTGGAGACTTTATCCTTGTTCAGGCGATTGATCGTGCCCGGGAGTCGCAGGATACGGCTGATGTCGTGACAGTTGTCGCCCTCGAGATCAGCGGCGAGCTGCTTGTTCCGTCCCTCGATGTTCTCGAGGAGAGGTTCGCCCTCCGCGCCCGCGATCATCTCGATCTCGCGATCCAGACGCCAGAGCGCGTTGACTCCTCCGCCGGAGTAGATCAGCGCGGACGGTCTTCGCGTGTACTTCTCGACGGCCGCGGTGACTCTGGCTCTGCCAGTCTCCGGATCCTCGCCGACTCGCAGGTCGCAATCTATCTGGAGAAAGCGGACCTGAGCGATCTCGGACTTCGCGGCGTGCTTATCGCTGACATGATCTGCGGCGAGATTGACGTGATAGTAGAGATTCTTGTCGGAGTGTTCGTCGAGCCACGCGAGCATCTCTCCCTCCTGTCCGGGACGGAACTTCCTGCTCGGCAGAGCACCGGTCTTCGAGTATCTGATGGCCACGAGGAACCACGGACCGTTGGGGTAGAGCCACTTCAGAAACCGAAGCGACTCACTAAAATTTTGCTCAAGCTTTGTCATCAATTGTCCGTCGGTTGAGGGCAAGATTCACTGACGAAGACGCATCGTAACAGGTGTTGCGCTCAATTGCAATTATGAGAAGCAATTAAGTTACGAGAAAATGATTGGTGAGCCCAGGTAAGGTGGCCAAATTGGTCAGGTCACTTCTTACCTTACTTACTTACCTTAATAATAATAATACATAGGTAGAAAGTCAATGAATGGTATAGGCATTGTGATTTATATATAGCAATCAGGGTGGGGTACCAAGTTAAGTAAGCCAAGCAAGCGGCGCCTGCGAGGTGGATGACTAAAGACGCGCACGTGATCACGCTCGCTCGTGAGCGATCACTCACTCAGTCCCGCGAGCGTAGTCACCTGGGCAAGAGCGATAGATATCAGAATCAACCTCGGTTGTTCATAGCCCACCGCGTGCTCAAGATTTCACTGATCACTCCTTGCAAAGCGATTTTAGACGTGCCATTTCCTCCGCAGAGCGTTTATGGATGAGACGCCGACGGAAGACGATGAACAGCCGGAGCCGACTCGGGAGTCAGCGGTCAGGCGATTCATGCGTCTGCTAGAGGAAAAGATGCTCGAGGGTAGGCAGCGCGACGTTCTTCTCACGTGGGCGATGGAACTCGGCGTTCCGGAGCAGACGTTCGCTGAGGCGTATCGCGGAATCAAGCTCTCGTGGACGACCAAGGGCGACACCTACGCAGACATCTGCGAGAGACGCGACGAAGCTCGCGCTCGCTACATGCTCATCTACCGCAAGGCGATGAAGCAGTCGAATCTCGCGACTGCTCTCAAGGCAGTGGAGAAGATGGTCGAGCTCGACGGACTCGAGCAGCCGATCCAGATCAACCACACCCTGGGCGGAGCGCAGGGGTCGATCACCAACCTGGCGAGAGAGCAGGTCGCGTCGCTGGTCGAGAAAATGCGAATGCTTGCCGCGAAGCAGGCCGGAGTGATTGACCGTCAGCTGACGGAGTCGCTCGACACTCTGCAGGACAAGGTTCGCGCGATCAACGACGGTCACGTGAACGGCAAGCCGAACGGATCCAACGGTCACGATCCGCGCAACGCCGCCGTGATCGACGTGGGTGATAAGGACGACGAGGATCTCTCGTGAGCACGGGTGCGAAGCACGTCACCAAGCAGATCGGCGTCCTCGCAAAGGACGCGACGCCCGAGCCGATCTACGCGTGCTCGTGCGGCGCTCTACTCTACGGTGATGCGGAGCTGAGCGAACACGCGGATCGCTTCCTGGTCGCCAAGACGACGGACGAGACCGAGTCCGTCACCGACAGGTTCGAGAAAGCTCGGGCCGAGACGGAGGACGAGTGATGGCTCTTCCGAAGCCGAACGGTCAGCTCGACGGATTCGATCCAGAGTGGATCAAGCTTCTGCCGGAGGATGAGCAGAAGGAGTTCGTCAACTCCATGGAGATGCTCGTCGGCGGAGAGTCCCTGCGAGACTACATCGCGAGAATCTTTCCGGACGAGCCTCCGCCGAAGCACGTGATGCCGATCATCGACGTCATCGAGCAGGCGCGTCTGCGACCGATGCGCGTCGTCATGGACTACGGTCCGGGACACGCGAAGACGACGACTCTCCTCAGAGCAATAGCATGGTGGCTCTCCCCGACGAAGAGTCCGGGAGATCTCTGCGGATACATCACCTACTCGGACGCTCAGGCCCGAGAGAAGTCCGGCATCGCTCGCGCGGCGCTGGAGAAGTCGGGCGGATCGCTCGACGCGGACAAGAACACGGAGGGGTTCTGGAAGACGTCGTGGGGAGGCGGACTGATCGCCAAGGGTGCCGGAGCCGGCATCATGGGCAAGCGCATCCCGGGTCTTCTGGTCTACGACGATCCGTACAAGGACATGAGCGAGGCTCGGTCGATCGCCATCAACACGAAAGTCATCGAGCGATTCAAGGCAGCGGCGTTCACTCGTCTTCAGGGCGGATCAATCATCGTGCTTCACACGAGATGGGCCGTCGACGACTTGATCGGGTACATCCTGCGACACCTGAAGTGGGACCAGATCAGCGTCCCGACGCTGTGCGATCAGGTCGGCGAGTCCGTTCCCGGAGGAGCGGGAGACGCGAAGAACGGGACCGACGGACTCGGCCGGAAGCTCGGAGAGGCCGCGTGGCCCGAGAAGTATCCGTACGAGATCTGTCTCGAGTCAGACAGGAAGACCCGGAAGATCTGCGGACACGACGGTCACCTCAAGGAGATTCGCAAGACGGTCGGCGAGAACTTCTGGGCGGCGATGTATCAGGGGAAGCCGCGTCCCGAGGGACAGCTCATCTTCCACGAGCCTGCTCGCTATCGTCTCAACAAGGGACCGAACGGAGAGCCGAGCGAGTTCTCGTGGGTCGGCAAGAGAGGAGTCATCAGCATCGATCCCGCGGCGACCGCCAAGACGTCCGCGGACTTCTCAGCGATCGCTCTGCTGGCGATGGACGGATACGGACTCGACGCTCGCATGTGGCTCGTGGACATGATCAGGATTCAGGTGGAGATTCCGGATCTCGTCAGCCGCGCCAGACGCATCCAGCTGATGACGAAGTTGCTCGTCGCGTGCGAGGCGGTCTCCGGCTTCAAGGGAGTCGGTCAGTCACTTCGCATGATCGCGGCGCGAGACACGGACGGACGACCCCTGGGCACGCTTCGCGTCATCGACGTCGTCCCCGGATCGCGAGACAAGTTCACCAGAGCGCAGCCGAGCGCCGCGGCGTGGAACGACTCCAGGATTCTCGTCCCGATGGACACGGACTGGGCCGACGGAGTCATCGAGCGCTTTCAGCGCTTCACGGGAGTCGGCGGACAGGAGGACGACGAGATCGACGCCGTCGGTCAGGGCTGGAATCTACTGTATCGCGAGCGCGGCATCGATCGCCGAGCTTCGCACGAGGGGGCGATGTGATGCTCTACGTGATGCTCATGTCCGTGGTCGTCTCCGCGCTGACGTCAGTCGGCGTGATTTTCATCGGACGAGCGCTCGACAAGCGGCCGATTGACGTCCACTTGAAGTCGGTTCATGCTCAGGATCCCAGTCACTGGATGGACAACATCCTAGCGAAGAGTCATCCGCGCAAGAAGCCGGAGCCGAAGGAGTAGTCATGGACTGCGTTCGAACCGAGATGATGGATCAGCTCGACGGAGCCTGCAAGATCGGGCGACGATCACACGACGGATTTCACCTGGAGACCGTCCGGTCCGGTCATCTGCTGACACTGATCACGCAGAAGATCGGTCCGTTCTACGAGTTCACCTGCACCGGATGCGACTGGACTCTGAGCGTGACGGCGCTCGAGGCGAGTGCCGAACCGTTGCTCGAAGCAGCGATCGAGAAGGAGTCCTAGATGTCGAGATATTGGGCAGGATATCAGTGGCGCGATCATCACGGGAACGAGCATCACATGATGGCGGTTCCTCGGCCGAGTCCGGAGAATCTTCTTCCCGAAGACGTGACCGCCGAGCAAGTCTGCGACAACTGCCAGTCGACGTACCTCGGCGATCACACGGAGGACGAGTGCATCGCCAATCTCCTGCGCGAGACGTCTCAGCCCGACGCCGAGTCGACGGACGATCAGTACGTGGGAGCCGAGTAGATGACCGATCCCATCAAGCCCGAGACTCCGCGCCAGATCGGCTCCGTCGTCGGCGTCGATCGCATGGACGGACTCGATCGCCAGAAGCTCCGTCCGGAGATCAAGCTCGCTCTCCTGTGCGAGGAGGCGAAGGCGATCTACGGACGCGATCCTCGCGGCATGGGAGCGGGAGGATTCGCGTTCGTCGCCAGACCGCGAGTGCTTCTTCAGCTGCTCGTGGACCTCGGCGTCAATTCCGGACTGACCAGCGTCATCCGGCTTCAGCGAGCCATGGTCATCGCTCAGTCCCGATCGGATCGCGGACGGACAGTCGCCGACGCCGACATCGTCGGATGGTGGCAGAACATCCCGATCGCTGTTCGGTGCAAGGTCAGGGACGATCAGCTCTGGATCTTGCCGATCGACAAGATCCCGGAGAGTATGCAGATCGACAGACGTCAGGCGGGAAGTCTTCGCGTCGCGGCTCACAACGGGAAGCTGAGCTTCCTCAGGGATCAGGGATAACATGTGGAGTGACGCAGCTAGACAGGCATCTATCGAAGCTCGCAGAGCCTCCAAGAAGGCGAAGGAGACTGGATCAGTCGAGGATCACGCGAAGGCCGCGGAGGCACATGCGAAAGCATCTGGTGCCCACGTGGCCGAGGGAAATCAAGCAGCTGCGGATCACCACAGCGCGATGTCAACTCTTCATTCGGAACGAAGCCAGACTGCGAAAGATGGTGGTCACTCGGACGAGACCTATCGCAAGGTCAGCTCATGGAATCAAAAGATCTCCGAAGAGAAGACGAAGAGTTTCCCCGAGCAGAAGGCCGCTCTTGCTTCGTCGATGGCCGACAAGAAGTCGCAAGGAAGGTTCGAGAAAGTCTCCAGCAAGTTCGTCGGCGACGCGCCCAATCAGCACGGAGCGGCGATGAGCGCGCACGAGAAAGCTGCGACTGCTCAGGAGGCAATCGGTAATCACGAGGCAGCTCAGGCTCATCGCGATGCGGCGACGTATCATCGCGAGGCAGTGTCGCATCTCGCGAGCTACGATCACGGGACGGACACGGATGTCGGAGCGCATCGGGAAGCCCTGAAGAGTGCGAGGGAGGCGTCGTCCAAGGCGAAGTCTCTGTCCAAAGGCGGTGAGTAAGTGTCCGATCAGCTTCCTACCAACGATCCAGCCGCACCGAAGCAGGCGACCAACGGAATCCCGTACGGTCGTCTCAAGCGCTGTCATCCGCGACTGAATCTGGGACGGATCCGGATTCTTCACGCGCTCTACCGCGGAGGCTATCATCTGCTCGGTGACGACGCGGTGATGGACTTCGTGTTCGGGAAGATCGGCGACGAGAGCGACACGATCTACAACGAGCGCAAGCGTCGCGCGTTCTACGAGAATCTGTTCGCCATGGTCGTCAACCAGATCAGCGCGGGACTCGCGCAGGATCCCTGTCGAATCGCTCAGGCGAAGACGGGAAAGCCGGACGACGCGGCGGAAGTCCTGGACGACTACTGGCCGGACTTCATGAAGAACGCCTCCGTCAACGACGACGACGGGAGCGAGCAGCGAACGTTCGACCAGATAGAGCGAGACACGGTCGTCGAGGCGCTGACGTGCGGATGGTCCTGGAGTCAGGTGGATCTTCCGCAGACGCCGAGTCCGGACGATCCGGACAACGACGCGCCGAACTCGCTCAACGAGCAGGAGCAGTCCGGCGGTCTTCGCGCCTACGTCGTCACGTGGCCGACGGACGCCGTCACCGACTGGGAGGAGATCTCCGGTCGTCTGATCTGGGTTCGCACGTACGAGACGATCGTTCAGTCGCTGAATCCGGCGTCTCCTCGCTGGCCGGATCGCGGAGGCGTGCGGACGCATCGGTGGACGATCTGGACGGTCGACGGCTGGACTCGCTACGAGATCGAGGAGTCGCTGGAGAGTCCGCTGTCCGCGTGGAACGATGAGCGAGAAGTCCCGGTCGCGAAGAGCGGGACTCACTCGTTTGAGCGCGTTCCGTGGATCAGGCTCGACCTGTGCTCGTCCGGGACGTATCTCCACGTGGGAGACCTGATAGAGTCGCTTTGTCGCGTCTACTTCAACCGCACGAACGGCGAGTCGTGGCAGTGGACGCAGAACTGCTTTCAGCAGCTCTACGAGTTCCTGGCTCCCGAGATGGCCGGCATCGACGCGCCGATCAGCAACGCGCAGATGGATCCGGGACGAGCCAGGAAGCAGCGACGCGCTCCCGGCGTCGTGCACGAGCGAGGTGAAAACGATAAGGCGATGTACGTCGCTCCCATGATGGACGGAGCGGACGTCGGCGCTCAGGCGACGCAGAATCTCCGCGACGCGGTTCTGCGGATCACGGCGCAGATGGCGCTCGCGCAGGACACGTCCGGAGCGATGCTCCGTCGCTCTGCCGACTCCAAGGCTCAGGACAGCATCCCGCAGGAGATTGTTCTCGGAGCAGTCGGCAAGCGTCTGCTGATCCACGCAAACCAGGTCGCCAAGCTATGCGCGATCGGCCGAGGCGACGATCCCGACGCGGCTCCCGAGCTGGAGGGCTACGAGCGCTTCGACGTCGACGACGCGAGCAATCTGATCAACGACACGGTTCTGCTCGACGCCGTCGACATCCCGTCGGCTCGCTATCAGGTCGAGGCGAAGTTCCGCGTCGCGGCCGCTCACCTGGGCGACAACGCGGATCAGGACGTCCTCGCGGAGATCCGTCAGCAGCTCGAGTCCGCGATCACTCAGGACCAGATCGAGAATCCGCCGATGCCGCCGGAACTCGCCGCGCTCGCTGGCGTCGACCCGGACCCCGCGAAGAATCCAGACGGCACTCCGGCTCAGCCGGCCGGGAAGCCGAATCCGTTCGGCGGGAAGCCCGCGGCCGGAGCGAAGCCTGGAGGATCACCGTTCGGCGGAGGCGCGAAGCCGTTCGGCGGCGGAGCACCGAAGAAGAAATTCCCGTTCCCCAAGAAGTAGCGCATGAACGGATGTCCCCACTCCAGTAGATTCGACGCCAATCCGCTGACCTGCACTCTGTGCATCGGCGCTCAGGCGCGATCGGTCACGTTTGATCCGGCGACTCGGGAGCTTCGCGTCGACGGTCACGTGCAGATGCGAGGCACGGACCACGAGTCGGTCACCAACGCTCCGCCGAACAAGGGACACAAGGCGAGCATGAACGGTCGTCGTCAGAAGACGTGCGGTCAGTGCGGACGAACGGGACACAACCGAGCGAAGTGCAACGGATAGGCCGCGTCGTCGAGCGGAACCGAGGCGATGATCCTAGCGGACAACGAGGAGACAACGTGAGCAGAGACTACTCGAGAGACGATCACGGTCGGTTCGCGTCGATCGCGTCCAGCGGAGCGTCCTCCAAGGAGCACGCCGCGAAGGCGACCGAGCACGCGGCGACGTCCAAGGCTCACTCGGAGATGGCCAAGGATCACGCTCGCAAGGCGACCGCTCACGCGAAGCAGAGCACGACGCACTCCAATCAGGGAGAGCACGCGAAGGCTCACGCGGAGCACGACAAGGCCGAGCATCATCACGGCAAGGCGGAGGAGCATGCGGGACACGCGGCCGATCATCACGCCGAGGGATCGGCTCACGGTCACGCTGCTCACGCGAAGGCCGAGCACGGAGGCGAGCAGATTCACGCTCACGCGGCCGAGGAGGGTCTGCTCAACGCCGGCGAGATGCTCGCCGGAGCGCGCGAGATGATCATGGAGGCCGGCAACTCGGGATCCCTGGGCAGCGGAGGACCTCCCGAGTGAGCAGCTTCATGGACGCAATTGCGAACAACGCGCGCGTAGTCGCTCGTCTCAGCGACGCCGAGCTGGAGCAGCTCCTGCCGATTCTGGCGGAGGCGCGCGACGCTCAGGCACGCGATCTCGCCAAGTGGCTCTCCAAGGTCGATCGCGAGGACAAGTACACGACGGCGATGCATCGTCAGCTCGTCAGCACGATGGATCAGTCGCTGGTCGAGATGAAGAAGCGTCTGTTCTACGCGACCAAGGAGGATCTGCAGACGGAGGCGAAGAACTCCGGACTCAAGGCGGTCGCAGCACTCCGGAAAGCAGCTGTCGCGGGAGCGAAGAAGTTCGACGACGCGGCGACGACGCTCGGTCTGGACAAGGCTCGTCTCGTCCTGGACAACACGCGCAATCTTCTCGGGCGCCACGAGAAGAGTGCGGCGCGATACGCCGGTCGTCAGGGCGACGACGTCAAGAAGCAGCTCGCCATTGCTCTACTGCGCGGCGAGTCCGTCGGCTCGCTGGTCAGTCGCCTGTCGAGCATGCCGATGATCCGCACGGATCGCATGAAGGACGGCGACGTCGCCGACGCGATCGCAGAGAACCGATTCTTCAAGAGCCGTGCGGACGCCGAGCGTCTCGTGCGGACGGAGAACATTCACGCCGCGAACTCCGCCCAGGTGGACGCGCTGAACGACGACAACGAGCGAGCCGAGCGCGATCCGGACGCCGAGCCCGAGGTCGACGAGGACGGGAACGAGATTCCTCCGGAAGATACCAGCGGCTCCGAGGGCGGATGGCAGAAGCGATGGGACGCGACGTTCGATCGTCTCACGTGCGAGTACTGCGCGGACCTGGACGGTCAGATCGTCGGTGCCGACGAGGCGTTCGACACGGACTACGACGACGACGTTCAGCATCCTCCGCTTCACCCGAACTGCAGATGCGCGGTCACTCCGTGGCGAGAGGGATGGGATCTAACCGTATGACCCGCACGTACGTCGTCATGGAGGTCTCCCGCGAGACGCACGAGGAGATTCGCAAGCTGCTCACGGACGCGCACTACGACCACGCGATTCATCGCGATCACGCGATCGACGAAGATCTCCTGGACATGCACGGCATCGCACTTAAGATTCGAAACGCTGATCGTCCTCTGAGTCGATCGGTGGTGGACAACGATCAACAACGAGACAAGGAAGAGAAGGAGTAGGACATGCCGACGAAGGAAGAGCTGGAAGCGGAGGAGAAGGCGAAGGCCGACGAGACGACATGGAACGAGCGGTTCCACAAGGGAAGCACCGAGCGCGAGAAGCGATTCAAGACGTCGCTGCTGAAGGACGTCGAGAATCTTCTCGAGACGAAGTTCGGCACGAAGTTCGACGAGCTTCGTCAGCTTCTGGTCGACTCGCCGAGCGGCGACGACCCAAACGCCGGACGCGAACGCGACGAGCGTCCTGGAACCGGCAAGCTCTCGGCCGAGGCCGAGGCGAGCATCCGTCAGGCGAAGCAGGACGCGAAGGAGGCGAAGCAGCTCGCCGACAAGTGGCAGGCCGAGGCCACTGCGGAGAAGGTCCGCGCCTCCAAGAACGAGGAGCGTCAGGCGCTCGTGTCTCAGTTGAACGGCAAGGTGAAGCCGGCTCTGCTGGACATGGTCGTGGATCAACTTCACGCGAAGCACCTGACCCGCGATCAGGACTCCGGCGCGATCCTGTGGAAGGACGAGGACGGCGCGACGCTTCCGCTCAAGGAGGCGATCGCCGCGTGGTCCAAGAGCGACGTCGGCAAGGAGTTCGCTCCGCCTCGCAGCGTCAGCGGCACGGGAAGCCGTGGTCCGTCCGGCGGCGGAGACGATCCGGCGACGCGCACCGGACCGATGGACATGGAGAAGCTCGGGAACATCGTTCTCGGCTCCATTCCGGGACAGCGATAGTCATGGATCTGCTCAGTCTCATCGTCGCGATCGCCGCGGTCGGGATTCTCCTGTTCTGCATCAACAAGTTCGTGCCGATGGAGGGAAGCGTCAAGAAGATCCTGAACATCGTCGTCATCCTCGTGCTCGTGGTGTGGTGCCTCGAGGCGTTTGGCGTGATCGACGCTCTGCGAGGACTGCAGATTCCCAAGGCCTCGGGACACAGGTAGATCCAGCGTGGGTTCCTTCGACGAGTCAAAGCATCCGAGAGATCACGGCAAGTTCGCCGAGTCTGCGGGAGATAATTCGCCGAAGGAGCCGAAGGCTGGATCTGCGTCCAAGAAGAAGTTCGAGCTAACCGGGACCACGAACGACGTGGATCACTCGCTCGAGCGAGCGAAGTATCACGCGGCTCGCGCGAAGACGCACGCGGAGAAAGCGGCCGCGGCGACGAGCGACATGGATCGCAAGAAGTGGGCTCTCGCGGCCGCGGTGTCGCAGAAGCATGCCGAGCGTCACGTCCGTGGAGAATCACTCGCAGGTCGAGAGCGAGAAGGAGATTCTTCTGCCCAGAGGCAGTCAGTTCCGCGTGACGAAAATCACGGAGGGGAAGAAATTCACCTTCGGGAGCAAGAAGGGTACGAGACAGATGGTCATTCACTGCGAGGTCTTCTAGTATGGCGAAGAAAATCGACAGACTGTCGGTCGACGAGGACGATCTCGTGTTCGAGGAGAACGGCGTTCTTCCGGAGATGCGGACTGCCGAGAGCGATCCCATGACGCCATCGTCCAGCGGTCTGACAGACGAGCAGAAGCAGGCGATGAAAGATGCTCTGCTCAGTCGTAAGGGGAAGAAGTGACGCCTCCCGTCATAATCAACCGGAAGAAGGCTCTCGCCGCGATGGACAAGGTCGCGCCAAAGAAGTCTGCTCCGGGTCATCAGGAGACTCCGTACTCGTGCGGAGCAGCGTCGCTCTGCTACGCGCTGAAGGCGATCGGCGTGGAGGCCGACGAGGAGATGCTTCGCAATCTCTCCGACACGACGAAGGACGGAGCCGACGAGTATCAGCTCGGCTCCGCGCTCGAGGAGATCGGCGTCGAGTACGAGGAGGACAAGGACGCGACGTTCACGGCTCTGCTCGACTGCGTCGGCGACGGCAATCCGTGTCTCCTCTGCGTGGACGACTGGGAGCACTGGGTCGCCATCATCGGCGTCGTCGGCAGTCGTGTCGTGATGCGAGATCCGGCGAACACTGCCGAGAATATCCAGGCGAACACCGTTCACGTGCTCGATGAGAAAGAGCTGACGGAGCGATGGCGCGGTCCCGACGACAAGTTCTACGTTCTACAAATTACCGGAGAGTGATTCATGGCATGGAGCGACGCAGCGAGAGAAGCATCCGCGGAAGCGCGCAGAGCATCAGCGAAGGCGAAGAAGGAGCCAACGAAGGAGAATCACCAGAAGGCCGAAGAGGCGCACTCTCAGGCAGTGATCGCTCATCAGAGCGCAGCGAGCGACATCAAGAATCAAGCTCGCATGTCAGCTCCATCGTCGCTTCGCACCGGCGGTGAGGTAGTCGGCAGTGGAATTTCTGCTCACGAAGTTGCGGCCGAGCATCACCAGAAGATGTCGGACGCTCACGCAGACGCGCAGACGAAGATCGGCCCTGACCGCAAGACTGGAACGGCCGCAAACGATGAGAAGTTCGCGAGAGCGGGTCAGGACGAGAAGCCGACGAAGATTGGCTCTTCAGGTCCGCCAAAGCAGATTTCTGAGGCGACTAGGAGATCTAATGAGGCGAATGGTGCCTCAAGAGTCGCTAGAAGAGACAACACTGAGCAGGCTCATCGTGCAGCAGCAAGCGCTCACATGAGCGCAGCAGCGGCTCAACGACATGCGGGAGGATCTGGCCACGACAAGGCTCAGCACCACGAAGCGATGGCGGCGAAGCATGATGAAAAAGCTGAAAAGCTCGGGGTCAAGGCGGCGAAGAAGGAACTATTTCGTTGATGGACGTGATCAAAATTACGGTGATCGTCCTCGAATTGATCCGCGGTCAGTGTCCGATCAACTGGCACAACGACGGCGTCCGTCGCGACGGCGCGTTCGAGTGTCGTCCGCGACCGATCGGTGACGATCACCGCAACGCGCGAGGAATTCTCGTCGACGACTCGTGTCAGCCACCTGGGCGAATCGCGGGACGGATTCACTGCGACATCTCGATAGGCGAGCATCCGGTCGTCGTCGACGATCGAGCGGTCGGTTGTCGAGTCTACTAGCGTCGCGAGTCACTAAGTATCGCGCGCGGAGGGCGGGATAAGAAGTATGGCAAGATCAAGACGAACCACGATAGATCAGCGAGTTCGCACGCGCGCTCGCGTGGTCGCGTACCTCGCGCACCCTCTGGGACCCAAGAACGGCGAGGGCCCGATCGCGCGACAGGACAACATCGCCGACGCTCTGTCGTGGATCAAGCTGCTCGTCAGCTCCACGAAGTGGGTGATCGAGTGTTCGTGGTTCGCGTACGTGCTCTCGCTCGAGGACGAGGCGTTCCGGCCGAGGACGCTGGTCGACCAGACCGAGCAGATCCATCGCTGCGACATCTACGTCGTCACGAGCTGGATGTCGCCTCACATCAGGGCGGAGATTCCTCGCGTTCGGCGAGTCGGTCTTCACATCCTCGACCTGACGTGGCTCGGGAAGCGTCTTCCTCCGGAGCTGACGCTCGAGCAGAATCGACGATTGATGAGCGAGCTGGACTCGGTCAATCGACTGATCGAGCTGAGCCATTCACCAAGTCAAAAAGATTCAAAATAAATCAATTCACTCCTTGCAACGGCACAAATAACGTGCCAATTCATCACATAGCCGAGCGATCCATGGTGGATCAGTGATCGCTCGGACGTCTACCTGAGAGGGTGTGCTCGCTCTCGTCTTCTGCGACATCGAAGACTCCTCGCAAGTCGTCCAGCGACATGGATGATAAATGATCGAGCCCCGTTTCGGTGGCTCTCGCGCTTGAGGAGACCGTTGCTATGGCCGCCACCGACGCAGCTACACTAAATCCGGCTCTGGAACAATTTATCAGAGAGTCGGTCGTGAAGCAATACAACCGTAGTATTGTTAGCACCAATCTCATCGCCAAACAGGCCGGCATGGGAAAGAACCTCGCCTGGGACGTTTCCGTCGGCACGGGA